AGCTCTGTATGTCAATGTGAACACTGGTAGCGGTAATGTCGCTAACACTGCAACCATTGCCGTATATGGCGATGTAGTAAGTTTCTAATATGTCAACGATCTTCGTAACTAATAATTCTGAGAAAAAACTAACTGACGGTTATGGTGGTGTCTTTTATGAGTTTAAAAAAGGCGAAACTGTAGAAATCCCAGAGAATGTTGCTCGGCATATTTTTGGTTATGGAGAAAGTGACAAAGAACCGTATTTGGCTAGGCTAGGATGGGTGATCTCCCGTAATGACTTGGAAAAGGGTTTAGAGATCCTTTCTCAGTGGGAGTTCTCCACCGAAGCACCCAAAAAGAACCAATCGTTATCCCCGTTGGTGGAAAGAGTACCCCTACCTGCTGAAAAGCGGGTAAGGGGAAAAGTCCTACAGGCGGTAGCATGATTTATGGATCATAAATGGCAACCTTATCGAGCTACATTACACAAGTTCGTAGATTGCTCCATGATGCTAATGCAAACTTTTACACTGACGATCAGTTAACTGCTTACATTAACGAAGCACGGGAGCGAACAGTACGAGATACAGGCGCTTTGCGTGAAGTTATTGTTACGCAAACACCTTGTCAAGTTGCGACTTCAGCAGTCGTAAACGGTGCAACACCAGCATACCCAACACAGTGGATGGCTAACACAGCGGTAAGTGCTAACACATTTGTGTTTAGCAATATTTATATTTATCAATATGTTACAGGTGGTACTTCAGGATCAACAGCTCCTCCGTATCCACAGGCAACACAAAACAATTACAACAACTATCCTCCCAGCACACCTTTTGCAGACGGCAGCGCCACTTTGCAATATGTTGGTAATGCGGAGAATATTTCGTATGCAGCTTTAACAAACTTGGTAGGTTCAAGCCCTTTATCACCAAGCTCTGGCAATACGATCCTCGATATTATTAATATCAATTTGTACTGGGGTAATACCCGTGTACCACTAGATTATTTCCCTTGGTCTGACTTTAATGCCCGTTTACGCTTTTGGCAAAACTACATTGGCAGACCATTGTGCTTCAGTATTTACGGTCAAGGACAAATTTACATAGGTCCAGTACCCGATCAAGTCTATCAATTAGAGATTGATTGCGTGGTTCTGCCTAATCCTTTGACATTAACAAACTCAAGCGCTACTGACACGATCACCGATCCTTACTTCACTCCAGTGCAGTTTTATGCTGCCTACCTTGCTAAATACTATGAGCAAAGTTTTGGTGAAGCAGAGATCTACAAGCAGGAATACAACAAACACGCTCAATCAGTTCTCAATACGGTATTTACCCGTAGAGTGCCTAGCGTTTACTCAAGTCCATACTAAGACATGGCAGCAGCGGAACAGAAAAAATCGTACCAGGTTGTTAAGCAATTTAAAGGGCTTAACACCAAGGCTAACCGTACTGCTATTGAAGAAGATGAGTTTTCTTGGGTTGAGAATGTTCAGCCAGTAGGTTTTGCTAACTTAAAGGTCATTCCTAACAGCTCTCAGGTCTATACCAGCGGTAATGCTGCCGTATCGTTTAGCAATACGGTGACTTACCTTACCTCTGTAAACATTGGATTATCTGACTATGTAGTCGGTTTTTGTGCCGATGGATCTGCTCAGTATTACCGTATTCAAGACCAAACCTTTGGTAATGTGGCTTCTGCTGGCACATTTAGTGGTGCAGCCGTTCAAACTACCCAGTGGTACAACGACAGGATGCTCATTCTTGATCCTACCAAGGGTTTGTACTCTTGGGATGGCAATACGGTTGTCAGCATTGGATCAGTCGGTATTATTGGCATCATTAATCCAGGATCAGGCTACACCACAGCTCCTACTGTCATCCTTTCAGGACCAGATCAGGCTGGTGGCGTTCAAGCTAACGCTACTGCTGCCCTTGTTAGCGGTGGAAGCACTGTAGGTTCTGTAGCAGTCGTTAACGGTGGTTCTGGATACACCAACGGTGCAAACCTTACCGTCAGCTTTACTGGTGGCGGTGGATCAGGCGCTCAAGCCGTTGCTGGAATCCTTACCTTTGCTACTGGCACTGTCAGCATCAATGTGATTGACGGTGGTGGTGGCTATACAGGCAGACCTACTGTAACCATCTCTGGTGGTGGAGGTACAGGCGCTAACGGTACTGCGATTATTACTGGTAATACGGTTACAGAGGTTATTATGACTAACCCTGGCACTGGATACACCAATACAGCTAACTTGGTTGTTAGCATTTCTGGCGGTGGAGCGACTACACAAGCAGTATTGCAAGGGTTTGTTAACAGCAATGTGAATGTGGGCGTAGCGAGCTTCTCAGGGCGTGTTTGGGTGGCAACGGGTAGAACTGTCGCTTACTCTGCTGCGGGCGAATACAGCGACTTTACGAGCGTTTCAGCGGGATCTGTAACCCTTACCGACAGTACGCTGCATGGAACGATCCAGCAAATACTTTCTGCTAACAACTTTTTGTACATTTTTGGCGATGATTCCATCAATGTGTTCTCAGATGTGGTGGTTAATTCATCAGGGATAACCCTATTTACCAACACCAATGTGAGCGCATCCGTTGGTTCTAAACGACCTAATGCTATTTTCCCGTACTTTCGTTCTATTTTGTTTATGAACGATTACGGTATGTACGCCTTGGTTGGTTCTACCACCTCTAAACTTTCTGATGCACTAGATGGAATTTTCCCTAATATTGACTTTTCATCCCCTGTTTATGCAGGTCAAGTCCTTATTAATAACATTTTGTGCGCTGCTTTTAACTTTAGATACTTTGATGCTACCTTTACAAACAGTTATCGGTACATTCAAGCAGTGTTTTTTGAGAAAAAATGGTTTATTACCAGCCAGGGTAACGACTTGGCATACATTACTTATGTACCAATTAACGGTAAGTTAACGCTATTTGGCACAAGAAGTAACGCTTTATATCAACTTTATGCCAGCGCTAATACCTCTATTAGCTCTATTGTGCAGACTGCGCTCATGCCTATGGGTGATCCAATCCGCACAAAACAAGCATTAAAAGTCGCTATTGAAGCAACAAACTTTACCAACGCAATTAGTCTTTCAGCTACGGTTGACAGCGAACAGCAATCCGAACCTGTAAATACCTTGTCTAGCTTGATTTCTTGGACAAACATTTACTTGGCTACCATACCTTGGACTAATAGTTCTGGAGCAACAATTGGATGGGATGCTGCTGGCTATCAATTATTCAAATCCGATGCTTCTAACTATGGAAAATATCTCGGAATGACTGTAACATCTAATAGCGCTGGATTTATCTACAACGGTTTTGAATTTGAACATGAATTGAGAGTGAGGTTCTAATATGGGCGTTCCAAATACATTTGCTAATGCAACGACTTCGATACCTCTAATCCAGCTTGACCAGAACTTTGCTACTAACGCTACTCTTGGTAACGCAGCCGTAGGATTAGGGAATACCACTACTACTGTTGGTAACTTAACACTAACCAATGTCAGCATTGAAGGAATCCAAGAATTAGCCAATGTCAGCGCTACTTCTGCTAACGCAACAATTAATATTGATATTCTTTCTAATGTGGTCGTTTATACGACTTCAAATGCTGCTGCAAACTGGACAGTAAACTTTAGAGGAAACTCTGGTACTACATTTAATAACACTGTAGCTACTGGATCTTCTGTAAGCGCAACTCTTTTGGCTACTCAAGGTTCTACTGCTTATTACAATAGCTTGGTTCAGGTTGATGGCAACACTGTAACTCCTAAGTGGCAGGGTGGTACTGCTCCCACTTCTGGTAATGCCAGCGGTATTGATGCGTATAACTATGTCGTTATTAAGACTGCTGCCAATACTTATACTGTTCTTGCTTCACAAACTAAATTCGCATAAGGATTTATAGATGCCACGCCTGTCTAAAATTGGAGCAGCAGCTTTAGCAGCCTTTGGTTATACGGCTGGTGGTGCTGGAGCTGTTTCTGCTTCTTACCTTGTTGTTGCTGGAGGTGGTTCTGGAGGTCAGGCTTCAAATTACACCAGCGGAACAGTTGGCGGTGGCGGTGCGGGTGGTTATCAAACAGGCACTACATCTTTAGTTTTAACTCAGTCATATACCGTAACCGTTGGAGCTGGCGGTGCAGCCGTAACTGGAACTGGATCAACAAATTCTGTTGGTAATAGCGGTTCTAATTCTCAATTTGGCAGTTTAACCGCATCAGTCGGTGGTGGTTATGGTGGTTTGCAATCAGCAGCGGGTGCTGGTGGTTCAGGCGGTGGCGCTGGATATAACGGAACATTAGGTTCTGGTACGGCTGGTCAAGGTAATAATGGC